TCTCTTTCAGTCCGGGCATCTTCCAATTCTGGGCGGCTGCTTCCTCGCCGAGGACGGCATAAGGCTCAATATCCACCATCTGGCCGGATGGACCACCACCAAATCCGACGATGTTGGTCGGAGGTTCGCCCATCAACTGCTGCGCACGCTTGTAGCGCATCTGGGCTTCTTGCTGACCCTCGACAGTCACTTCTGCCAGACGGTTGGTCTTTTCTTTCTCGAGTGCTTCGGCTTCAGTGGCTTGCGCAGCCGCTTCATTTACTTTAGCCTGCGCCTTGGCAACGGCGTTTGAATCACCCGACGCTTGGGCTGCAGCGAGTTCGTTTTGCGCATTAGAAAGATTCGATTTCGCTTGACCAAATGCAGCACGTGATTGGACCGCAGAATTCAATGCCATGTTATAAACATTGCGCTGCGCAAAGGGCGTTCCGAGATTGAAACTAGCTTCGCTGGTAGTCTCGGCAAATGGGCGTGTGAGCGATGAACCTACCACCACCGTGGGTAGTGTCTTGACGTTCGGGTCAGTAGGTAAATCGGCTGGGGCCGACCCTACTATCGTATAACTGACTGGCCTTTTAGTGTCGTATGGGTCATGGAAAGCCGAATATTCGTATGGTGTGCCGTCCTGAGCGGTAGCCGAAAATGTCCTCTTGTACACATAGGTGCCATCCTCCATCAATTCCGGAGTAATATCACCCGCCAATTCACCCGGTCGAGGAGCCAATTCGGGCATACTCGCGATATTCTTCGGCACTTTGAAGAAGCTGGATGGGAGTACCGTTCCTGAGGCATCAGCCGTCGAACTATTCAGGAAGTCGAGCTTCGCTTGGAACTGTTCTTCAGGCGACAGGTTCTCCCACTTCTTCTGCGACACATAATCACTCGCAGTGGTGGCGTAGTCATCGGTCTTAAATAAAGACGCGAGTTCTTTTTCGGTAGCGTCGCGGTTTAATTCACTCTTGAATGTACCCTTGATCTCATTGATATCGTCGTAATACTTAGACACCACCTTGAGATTCTCGGCTTCGGCGTCAGTGAACATCTTGGTCGAAGCGTCGAGATCAGTCTGCGCCTGAGCATATTGATCATAATACGTCTGGTACTTGCCCTGTACCGCGTCGAATTTGCTCTTGATCGATGCTAGATTTGATGCCGAGGAATCGAGTGGTGCCGTGAGTTTATTCGCTTCATTAGCAGAAGCATTGACAATCTCCGCTTGTTTGTTGAGCGTCGGGACATCAGCACCCGCTTTCTGCAAGCGTTGATATTCGGCGTATGCGTTGTCGTATTCGGCAATCTTGTTCTGAGCGGCCAACACACTACTATTGTGCTTCTCAAGCGCTCTATTGTAATCATCAGCCAAAGCCTGTTGTTCGGCGATGTTCGAATTCACGGTATCCGCTGCAGTCTTGGTCTTGGTCCACGAATTCTTTAACTGCTTCGAGTAATCGCGGAATTCGTCGCCCATGCGCTCGCCAGCAATGTGCAGCAATTCGCTAACTGCAGCTTCACCGGGATTCTGACCAAAAACACCTGATGCGAGGGCAGTGTTCACTGCTCGCTGCGCAGGTTCAGGCATTGCATTAAACGCTTTTGACTGCGAGGTCACGGCCCCCACACCCTGCATCACGCCTGCGGTAAGCCCTGCGGTCAGGCCCCCTTTGACCAACGCATCAACCGGGTCGCCACCATAAGCCAACGCGGTGAGTGACGCTGTAGTACCGCCCGCCGCCGTAGCACCTGCGACGTTACCCATCACTTTCGCGAGTTCGGGGAACTTCGGTGCCGCTGCTGCAGTAACCGAGGATGCGACCTTAGCTCCTACAACACCCCCCGCATAGGTGGTCACCCCGCCCACCACTGCAGACTTTAATATATCACCCGCATCGCCACCTTGTAGTGCGGTGACACCACCTGAGATAATACCCGCACCAATGGCCGTGGCAGTGACCGTAGATACCGTACCTAACCCGATCAGAGTCGCGGCACCAGCCCCTATTGCTGCGGCACCACCGGACACTACTGCAATGGCTGCGACAAATGGCATTTACATCTCCATCACGTATGCGGTGGTAGGCACACCTTCCACATCTATGTCAAACGTTTTCCAAGGCAGACCGGTCATTTTAGCGATTCTCTTGAACTTTGGATCATCGGAGTAAGAGTATGCGACCTTGACACCGATATTCTTCAGGTACTTGGTGAGGTTCACGATGTCTTCGACGAAATCCCGGGGATTTTCTTCATTACCTGCGGTGTGGAATTCGACCACGCCTTCACCACGCACCAGTATCAGAAAAAGCACGTTACCCAGATGCACTAATTTCGCACCCGGTTCTTGCACCAACGTCGCAAGCTTGCCGAGTGAATTCTGGATCTCTTCTTCCGACTGACCTTCAGACTTGAAGTAGTCGTAAGCGATCTGGTACACCTGCTGGTTATGCTCTTCACCGTTCATTCGGCTTCGGCGTTCACCGCCCCTATCAACTGCTGCGCCCATTCCCTCCAATCGGTGAACGTGTAGGGGTTGGGTGCCGCTTCATTAGTAAAAATGTCGATCGCCAGCAGACCCGCTGCCCAGTCCTGCCAGTTAATACCTTTGAGCGGGATCACGATATTCTGTGCGCCATATTGTTCGCAGATGAGTGCCGCCCACTCCTCGAACTGCATATATCTGGGATCATAAGGGATATAATTCGACATTAATAGCCCCTGACGTCGCCGATGTCTGCACTCAACAGCAGCTTACCCAGCTGGTAATTACCACCCTGCACGTTCGACACGAATTTGAGTCGCAATTCGCGGCGCTGCTCTCGCATGTCGATTTTGTGGGTGTTTTCATCAAACACATACGGTTCCGAGGAATAATCATCGGCTTGTGCATATGGGCGACCGGTTACATACAACTCCATCTCACCTGACATCAAGAAATCAGGTTCGACCCGTTCGAGCCTCAGCCACACGTTATCGCCCACCATCGAAGGCTGCGACGGGCCACCAGAGACATACCCGAGATCATTGGTCTCGAATGATGACTCTATGGCCAACACCGAAGAGCCGGTGACCTTGTCAACCCCTAATTCATGCTGCCAGACGGTCACATGCGAAGTAATCAGGGTAACGTTGAACGAGAAGTTCGATCCGCCCGGAATCACCGCCGTACACGAGTCACTTTGTTCATAGCCCGACCCGCCAAGCTCAATCGAGATCGCAGTGATTACATTTCCGGCCACGGTCGCCGCGATGGTGGCACCAGACCCACTGCCACCTACGACCGCCAATCCGGTATAAGACCCATTGGTGTACCCAGTGCCCGCGTTATTGATGCTGATCGCATCCATGACACCCACTTGATTTGGGACCGAATCGGCGTTTACCGGGAAGTGGAACACCTGCGAGAAGTAACCCGCAGATCTTCTGGCGCCAATCGCCTGACCGGCGTCATACCAAGTGTTCTCACGGATGTTGTATACGATCGCGTCGTTGCATTCAGTGGCGTTCCCACGAGGATAAAACCACCATATCTCACCGAATCGCGGTACCTTGGTCACATATACTTTCTGACGCTGAGCATAATTCAGGTTGTCAAAGAAGTAGTTCTGATTCATGTTATTCGGGATCTCTTTGACCACACCGTTATACAGCAGGAAGCGGTCGATCCCACACCAATAATACACGCCATCATACTCGATCACCGACTGCGATGACATGATCGAAGACTGCGTGGAAATGATGTCGTAGCGCCAGTATTGGGGTGGTGTACCCGCACCGCCGATAAACGACACTCGAATCAGAGAATCTAACGACCAGAACAGACCGGATGGCGCATTCGAACCACCCCGCACCGCCAGACCCTGGACGATTTTGCCGGTCGCGACGTTGACTTCGTTCGCGTCTGCCGACACCCAATCGTTAAAATTACCCGCCGAACAGTTCTTGATTAGCCCGTTGTTACCGTATACGAATACATATGGGTGTAGCACCACCACACCGCCGGACACTGATACTTGGTTATCAAATGTCAGCGTAACCGTGCCGCTGGCCGTTGCGTTGTTCGATAATGTGACGTTAGTAGTAGACACCGACACCACGAATGTATTCGCCGGTATCCCGGTGCCAGTGACTTTTTGACCTGCGCCGATTTGGAAGTTCGCCGCCGCCAACACCACGACCGCGTTACCGTTAGTAGTGGTCGCAACGTTCGTGAATACACCAATCGGCGACGCGACCGTACCATTTACTAGGCCACCTAACACCGAAGTGTTGGTGTCGTTGTCGATCAGGACCAGATTCTGACCCGGATGGGATAACAGGTAAGTGCTGCCGGAGCCTGTGGTGTCCGTGAAGATGTCGAACTGCCACATGTTCTTATCATTTGGCGCAAAACCAGTCAGCGTGAAATCACTCAGGCCCGCACCAATACCCACATCGTTCACCGGTAACTTTTGCAAGCCATTAGCATAACCGGAGAAAATATTTGTGAATGCCTGTTGTGGATTCACATACATGCCTCGGGAAGGTCCCGATAGATTATTCACGATCTGACGATAACCACCCATCTTGCGAGGGCGTCCGCGCTGGAATCGACACCACACCCCATCGGTGTAGTAGCTTTTGTCGAAGATGGTACCATCGCGCTGAATACCCGACTGAGTATCTAACGCGAAGACTTTCAAGGTCATGTGAATACGCCCCCTTGAACACCGCCACTAAACACACCAGTGCCGGTTACACTGATCCCCGTCGCATCAACGTCCATGATTTGGGTACCAAGGATCGAGATCCCGAACTGGCCAAGTGCTGGGCGATACACACCAGTCGAAGGTTCGGACCCGAATGAGAGTGATGGACTGGCAACGGATCCGTCATTCAGCTGAATGGAGGTACCACCCGCCTGAATGGTATTCGCATTCAAAAAGTTAACGCCATCACAGATCAGCGTCGCTTGTTGGCCCGCCGGGATGATCGCATTAGTGCCGCCCGGAATACCGGTGCTGATGGTGAGAGTATAACCGTTGGGTGTTACTTGGTTACTGATCACATATAAGTTCGATGCGCCCGGGAAGATGACGGTAACGTTCCCAGTCAGACTCCCCACGTATTCCTGAATGGTGTTCCCAGCTTCGGAAGTGGTTAAAGTCACTGTTCCGGTGGTCACCGGCTTGACCAGTGTGTTGAATGCGAACGTAGTGTTCACACCATAACCGACCGTCACAAATGCCGTGCCGGTACAAATAATAAACGCGGATTCGTTCGGATTAAATAGCTTCGATATCGCACCGTCAATCAGATCCGACCCACTGGTCGAAATCGTGCCTAGGCCGGTACCATTATTCTTGAAGATCGTGAACCAGTTATTGCCAAGGCTCGCCGCCGCCGGTAATGTGAACGTTCCGGTGCCACCACCCCACACTTTAGTCTGTGCGCGATCAGTACCGCCGAATGTGTATCCCGGGGTCAAGACCGAAGCCGGGTGCGACTGATTCAGAGTACTCGAGGCGGCTACCAACCCAAAACCGGCCAGCGTTGCCGCGTCGGGCGACGAGGTCCCGGTGCCGAAAGCAATAATACCCCAGACACCGCCTTCGGTCGAGTTATTGGTAACGTAGATGTATTGCGCGACCCCGGCGGCGATCGAGATGATAGTGCTGCCCGCCGAATTCACCACTGTGAACGCATTACCACCTACATTCCGGATCAGCGCGTCAGTACCTACCGACGTCTGATTAGCCGGTGGCATGTAGAGTTTCAGCCCGGTGGTGGTTGCTGTGACCTCCATAATACGCGCAGCGTAATTATCTGTAGCGCTGCCGTTGATGGGCCAAGATAATACTACATCGGTAGACATCGAAAACGACCGGAATGACACATCGGTCGGCTGGATGACATTACCGGTAAAAGGGGATACGTAGCTCATGAGTCTTGTGCGATAGCTTGACGATCGGCAATACGTATTACGTCCTCATTCTTGAGGGTAGCTACATATTGAGCGTACATTTGCTGCCACAGGCCCACCCGAGAATCGTTCTTCAAGAACGGCATCGCCTGTAGCAAGCATCCATACAACAACGCTTGAGGCGCGTACTCGGTGAACCAGTTAGTCTGATTGGATGAATCGAGCGGTTGAACACGCTCGTAGTACAGCACTTCGAATGCGTAATCATCGTCGGGGGTAGGTGCCACCAACCAATGCTCGTAATCATAATCCGAGTAATACTTCGGCACATCGGTATCGGTCGCGGTTGGCCAGTATTCGCGCAGGTATTCATATTTGCGGATAGTGACCGGCGACTTGGCCCCACCCACGGTCACATTCATCGACACCGTTTTGCGCCACCGAGCGGGTTTAGTGATAATTGGCTCACCCGTCACCATGGTGGATTCGTTCACCCGGAGATTGCCGAGGAATTTGATGTCCGCCGCCAATGCTTGTTCGGCGAGCATGATAAAGGTGGGGATCTTCTCGATAGTAGCAGTATCCGTACGTTCTAGATACGACTGGATGTCTGCGACCAACGAGGTGTAGGTCATTACCGCAGCCGCCGTCATAGCCGTCCTTTCATACGGTTGTGCGCCACCGAATTATACCATATCTTTCGCATGATGCCAATGCAAAATCATTTGTTCTTAAAGTACAGACCGACCGCGAGTAGGCTCAAGAACCCGACCGTGAGTGTCTGGATGACTGTCTTCCAAGCGACTTTTTTGGCCGACCGCCAAGAATCGAGCAATGACCGCAGCTCCTTCACGTCGCTACCTGCCTCGTCGTCATGAAGGCCGATGTCGTAAAGCGCCTTTTTGGCACCTAACCGCGCCGCTTCCGCTACGATCTCGTGTATTTCGTCTTTCGACAGATTGTAAGTCGCGATGATTGGTGATTCCATGGTAGTGGTCTTCTTTCTCATTTTTTAACGGTTCCTGACGGCGTTGTACTGTTTGACGCATTGGTCGAGGGCGGCTTGGAGTCTTGCGGCGTCGGCAGCGTACCCTGCAAGAAATTCTCCATCTGGCCTTGCCAATTCCTTGCCGGTGGCTCCAGTGCAAGATCGGGCGGGATCGGACACGGAACCATTTTGGGTGGGGCGCTCCTGCCGGTCGCGCAAGCTGTTAGAAAGAGCGACAGCCCGAGCATTAATATTTTTGATTTCCGCATCTTTCTCCCTTCTTAGCTTATCTGCTGCCGCTTGCATCTCCTGCTCACGACGGCGGGCCTCTTCCTGCCCCTTAGCGTAGGCGGCGTATTGTTCTGCCTTCTCTCTGTCCCACGCTTGCTGGATCTCGGCTTTTCCGGCATTATTGCCTTTATAATACCCACCCCCGGCGGCGGTCCCGACCGCGATTACGAAGGCGAGTATTAACCAAGGATTCATTTCGGCGGGATCTTAGTGCCGTCGAGCTTTTTGTGCACCTTGACATCCCGGCATACCTGTTTCTTGGTCTTCGGGTCTTCGCGGCACACCTTCTTGATCTCGCCACCCGCCAAAGCGACCAGCGGGACCATCAGAACTAGAGCTAGAATCTTCTTCATCATTCGATCTCCGGATGAGGGGGTTGAACGGGCGCGGGTTTGCCACCATACCCGGCCACGACCGGTGCAGGTGTAGACACTGGATCTATCGTCGGTTCAGTTCGGCGGATCGGGGCTTGAACCGGTGATGGGGCTTTAGGTGCCGGTGGTGTGGGCTTGTCTTCTCGCTCGGCTGCAGTCGATAAGCCGGGCGGCACAAACTGCTGGAGCGCGTCCTTGCCTTTGACCGCGAGCAGGGTTGCCAATGAGCCAAGAATGTATTTGGACATATCTGACAAAATCAGGAAGAACTGCTTGTCTGCCGGAGCCATCCCGCTCATCGGTTGCTCGACGAATACTACTGAATACAAGCTCACGCCCACCATAATGATGACTACGCAGCAGAAGGTTACAGCAATGCAGAACTTAATTACTGCATCGTGCTGCTCCTGTGTCAGCGCAAGGAACTGGCTTATTAGTTTTAGCGGGTTCATTTGGCTCCTCTTTCATCACTTCCGGTTTCAACAACTGATCCGGGCAGGTTCCGGTTACTGCACATTGTGGACGTGGGCATCGCGGTTTCTCCCTGTTCTCGGGGTTCTGGCAAAAATATCTAACCCGCTCACACCCACTAAGCCAAACGACTGCCATTATCAAGCATATTGAGTGCCATTTCATAATGATGCTCCCTATCTTCAAGTCCTATGTACCCACCGTTGATAGCACGAGTTAACCCCTTGAAATCATTCGCATCCACGAATCGATTCAGGCGATTGGTCTCCCAATACCAGCAGGCACTCTGGGCCGCGCCTTCGAAAGTGCCGAGATACGCCGGTACGTCCAGGATATTTATCTCAAGGCTATCTGCAAATGCTTGGTAATTATTACGCCCAGTGAGCTGAATGAGACCGCGACCGCAGTAGCGATACCCATCGCCGCTAGACTCGTCACCATTACCCATTCGATTGGCATATACTCGGTTTGCAATCTTTTCAGGCTTCTTTTCATATTGTGCAGCAATTTCATCAGTCTTAAAATAGTTAGGGAAGATCCGGCGAAGACCCGCCGCCTTGTAATTCAGATTCTCGGTGAGGAACATAAAGCCACCGGATTCGTGGCCGCACTGCGCCAAAAATGCCGCGATTCGTTTAGGCGTGTTGATGTCGTATTCTTCAACGAGCGACTTGCCGCCAAATTCGTCTTGCGACCCAAATAGAGCCGCGTACCATTGCTCGATATACCGGTTCTTGGGCAAGAATTTTCGAAGTTGTGCTTGAGTGATCATCTGTCGTACATCCTCTCAATCTGTATTTCTTTGCGCAGCTCCCGCATCTTCCTGACCTCATGCACCGCCGCCTGCGTTGCAAAGTACATGTCGTAATACATAAAGGCTAAGATCGGCATCACGATAAAGAACATCAGCACCACGGTAAGAACCACAACAATCAATGACCAAGGGACGTTCTCATCATTGTGCTTCTTGTCGTCAGCCACATTATTCCCACCGCCCATATAACTACGAACACCACTGCCGAAACCCACGCCGCCTTTGACTTGATTTCCGCTATTCTTCTTTTGCGTCGCCATGATGCTATCTGAGCCAGTCTCAGTTCCTCAGCATTTGCCGCCTCCTGCTCGGCAACGATCCGCTGCCACATCTCTTCAAATTTGCTCCACAAGGCACCAAGTTCCGGCGGGGCCTTATACACCATCGTCTCGCGTATTTCAGTCAGCATCGCGTCCAGTCTGGTGGTAATCAAGATGCGCTTCAATGCCCGTCTGCCAATACTCTCTTCACCCTTGTAGACCTGCTTCGCCTCCAACTGCTCCTTCAAGAACAACTTACTGATGGCGTCATACGCGTCCATCAACGCACCCAACTGCTCGCC